AAACCGCCAAGTCAAGGTGGACATCTCTGAAGCCTCGGCGCTTACAGGCTCCGGCTCAGGCATTGGCGGTCGCGTCATCTTTGACGACGCCTTCGCTGCCCTGCGCTACGCAAACCCCTTCCGTCAAGGCGCACGCATTCGGGACTGCGAAGGTTCCGATATGCAGTTCGTTGCCAAGACGGGTAACGCCACCAACCAAGCGGGCAACCCTTGGGGCTACGCGGTGCAGAACAACCTTGGTTCTCCCGACACGAACACGACCATTTGGCAGCTTCCCGTGCGCGTCGTTGCTGCGCGTCTGCCGATTCGCTCGGCTGTCCTGTCCGACGTGAACAACCTTGACGCCACGCTCGTCGAAGACTTGATGCTTGAATTCGCGCAGCTAGAAGGCGCGTCGATGGCGATCAACTCCGACCAAGCCGGATCGACCACGACCACCACGGGCGCTACCGATGGTCTGCGTGGGTTGGATATGTACCTCGACGGTGCTGCTTCTGCCTACGGCACCTCGGGCACCGCGATCACCAACGGCATCCACACGATTGCCACGCAAACCGCTACGACCGCAATTGCCTACAACGACCTAACCGCTGCGGCCTCCAAACTGCCCGGTCAATACTGGTCGCTTCCCGGCACGGCATGGCACATTGCTCCCGCGACTATCGAACTGCTGCGCGAACTTAAAGACACCAACAACCTTCCCATCTTCCTCGAAACGGGTGACGATGACGGCGGTGCGGTGGCGCACATCTTCGGTTGGCCCGTCATCCCCAACCCCTACCTGTCGGCAACGTACCCGATCTACCTTGCCAATTGGCCGCGCTTCCTGACGATCTGCGACCACACCGAATTCAGCATTCAAATGATGGAACAGACGCTGCCCGGTTTCGTGACCATGTATGCTGAAAAGCGCGTGGTAAGTTCCGTGCGCGACCCGTTCGCAGGGGTGCGGATCAAGCTCTAAGGGGTTGTCATGTCAGTCAACAACTATCTGACGTATGGCGGGCCTGCCCTTGCGCCGACCCGCAACCCCTTCAATTACGCGAAGTTTGAGCAGATCAACCGCGACAACGTGACGCCTTGGCTCACGCTTGAGGAAATCACGCAACAGTTAAACCTGTTCAACGACGAGTCTCAAGACACCTACCTGTCGATGCTTGAGGTTGCGACCCGTCAGGCTATTGAGGACTTGATTGGTCTGCCGATCATGCCGATCAGCTATCGGGTGTACTACAACGCGAGCAGTCTGTACGGTGTTCCGTTGTCGCTTGACCTTCCTGAAGTCAGTCCCGGCAACATGAGCAGCGTCGGATGCTCCCCGAACAACAACGGGGTGACCATCAACAAAGTTGGGTATTGGAACGACGACACGCCTTCGGTCTTTACTGCGCTCACGAGCAGTCAGTATATGTACGACAACTCGGGCAACAAGGTAATCTTGTCTGACCTCCCGAGCGATCTGAACGTGTTTATGACCTCTCCGGTGGTCTGTGAATACACGGTGCAGCCTAGCCCCTTGGCGGCGTATCCCGTGATCAAGCAGGCCGGTCTGCTGCTTTTGACTCACCTCTACAACAACCGCAGCAACAGCACCGAGGGAATGCTCAGAGACATCCCCTTCGGCGTGACTGCTCTCTTGCGGCCTTACAAGCCTTTGGTGATGTAAATGGCAATCGCACGGTTTGAGAACATTGCGGTAAACAATCTGACTTTCGGCAAGTCGGATTTCGGCGAGCAATCGACCACTCAAACCAAGTGGTTCGATACCCGTGCGCGTGTCTCAGACGTGTCCAACAGTCTTCGCATCTCCGAGAAATACCGTCTTTATCAAGACATTGTGCAGTTAACGCTGAACTACACGCCCAACACCAAACTGATGGTGGATCGGCAAGACCTGTATTCGATCACTTGGCGCGGGCACGAGTGGCGCATCAGCGACTGCCGAGAGGCTAACGACCGCATGAGCATCACCTTCATGTGCTATCGCAACGATCCTGTGGCGGCGGTCTGATATGGCACAGAGCAATCCCGTCGTCTACGGCAAGGCAATCCAAGCGGCGCTGCAAGCTGTCGTCACGCCTGTCCCTGTCTATGCGGCGTTCAACCGGAACTTTGCGACTCAACCCAAGTTTGTGACTTGGTTCCTGCGAAACATCCATCAAGATGTCTACACGGGTCAGAACCAAAACAACAAAGGGATTGATCGGCCAATCTTCCAAGTCAGCATCTTCACGCAAGTGATTGAAGACGGTTTCACAATTTCCAATCAAATCCTACAATCCTTGCATGGCTACAGCGGTTTGTTTGGGGGTTCACCAAACGGCATCTATGTGTCCAAGGTTGATGTGATGTGGCTCTATAACTCGTATGACAACGAAGAAAAACTCGCGCAGATTTTTCTAGATTGTCAACTCGACATTCCAACATAAGACAACCCGCGTCTTTACAGAAAGGAATCAAACATGGCCCTCCCAAACAAAGTGCTTCCCGGTTTTAGCGCATCGCTTTACGCTCAACCGACCGCATCCCCGACCCCCCTGACCACGGCGCAACTGTCTCTTGTGGCAAGCGTGTCTCCCATCGCGGTGTCGGGCAACATCCTGAACGTCGAGGCTGTCCCTGCGTTCGGTCAGGACGACGCAATGGCTAACTTCTCGGTTGCGGGGTCGCGTCAGTCTGACAAGATTCCTACCCAATCTGCGCCGACCTCCCTGACGGTCACCGCAGCTTGGAACCCCTCGGATGCCGGTCTGTTGCTGATGCGTGGTGATGCTTACAACGGCACGGTTGACCGCACCTTCGTGGTTTCGGCAACTGATGGCACCAACATCGTCTACTACGCTTTCAACGGTCGCGTGAGTCAGTTCCAAATTGACGCACAACCCGGCGCTGAAGCTAAGTGCATCTTCACCATCCACCCCCGTGGCAACCAATACGGTTGGTCTAACAACGCTTGAGGTAAATCATGGCACTGCCCAACAAAGTTCTTCCCGGCTTTAGTGCATCGTTGTGGTATCAAACGGGTGCCACTCCCACGCCTTTGTCCACGGCCAACCTGTCGGTTTGGACTGCTCAGGTCGCCACCATCGTCGGCACGGCTGCGGGCGGCACGGGGGCTGCGGGCGCTGCACTGAATGTGGAGGCCGTCCCCGCGTTCGGTCAAGACGATGCGATGGCAAACTTCTCGGTGGCCGGTTCGCGTCAGTCGGACAAAATCCCGACGCAATCTGCACCCACCTCGATGACCATCACGGCGGCTTGGAATCCTTCAGACACCGGCCTGCTTCAGATTCGCTCGGACGCCTACAGCGGCACCGTGGATCGCACTTTCGTGGTGGCCGCGTATGACGGCACCAACACGGTCGCCTACGCCTTCAATGGCCGCGTGTCGCAATTCCAAATCGACGCGCAGCCGAATGCGGAAGCCAAGTGCGTGTTTACGATTCACCCGCGTGGCAATCAGTACGGATGGAGTAACAACTAATGCTTTCTGATGTCGTTGAGGAAATCGGCTCAAGCTACGGCGACATTCGGGCCTTGGCTCGGTCTGCTGCGGTTTCTCCCAAGGAAGTCGCAGCGGCCCTAGCCAAAGCCAAGCCCGGAACCGTTGACCATGTGGTTTTATCTTTGTTGGCTGAATATCATCCCGTGGTGGATAGTAAGCCTGCACCACAAGAGTAAACATGACCACGACAATACAAAACACGAATGACCTTCTTTCCTTTCTTGTGACGCAAGCCGAGTCCCGCAAAGACTGGTTCGGTTTCACACAACAAAGGATGACGGCGATTTCGTTAGCGCACGAGATTGCTGCGCGTCATGCCGACACGATGACTCCTGAAGAAGTCGTCGAGTACGCCATCGCAATCAACACGCAAATCTTCCACAAGATCATTAAGCCACAGTAGGTCATCATGGCAGGCTTCACATTCAAGTTTGAAGGTCTGTCGGATGTCTTGCAAGTGTTCGATGAACTTGCCCGAGAGATTGGGGATAAGGAAGCAAAGAGCAAAATCCTAGTTCCGGCAACTAGGAAAGCTATGCAACCCGTGTTGCGTGCGGCGCAACAAAATGCCCCCGTGGATACCGGCGGTCTTCGCTTGTCTTTGCAAGTCGAGGCGCGACGCCCGAACCGAAGGGATCGTCGCTCTAAGTACGTCAGCAACACCGATACAGTGATTGCCGCCGTAACGACCGCATCAGGTCGCAAGCTCAAAAAAATGAGCGAAGGCAAAGGGTTGGAGCAATCCCGCAGGCGGCTTGCCTCAATGGAGCAA